ATTCGAGGATCTGCTGCATCGCCTCAGTACCAGCAAGCAGACCCTTCTGAATGATGTACTGGATGACGCCGGGATCACCACCCTGCTGCGCGAGTTGCAGCATCCCCACATAATACTGCTGCAACAGCGTGGCGACTTGTACCCAGTTCTGTCTATCCAGTACTTTGTTCTGTTGTTGTCCAGCAGCGTGCAGATCAATTAAGAGACCATGACGAATATACTCGACTGGCATCTCAAAAAACTGTTGCACCATTCGACCACCTTCGGCAACATCAAAGTACTCAACACGACGTGGACCAAACTGCTGAATCACACAAGCAGTGTCAGTGATGAGTTCTTGTACGAACTCCTTGATGTTCTGATAAGCGTAGTCGAACTTCTTGGCGCCTTCCTGAATACGAGCAAGGTCACCCGTAGCCGTTCCGGGCGTACCAACTTGAGGTTGGCCTAGCACCACGTCATTTACGCCAGTACGCTGCTGGCTATACATGAGGGTGGCCTGCTCGTTGTTATACGCAGAGTTGTAGATTTCCCCCAGCTGAACGGAGTCCACGTGAGACATATCATCGAGGAACCACATCTTGCCGGGGAAGATCGGCTCGCCTGGACCGTATCCAGAAAGCTTCGAAATCTTGATCATCCTCATGTTCGCCAACGTTGCGTTGTCCAGACGCTGACGATGCTGAGTGGTGATCTCTTTCTGGAATTGCTCGTTCTGCTTGCAGATACCGATGCCATTCCAGCGATGCTCTACTGGGAAATAGACACCGACTCTGTATGGTCTATGCAGATCATCGTGCCAGTTGTAGCGACACGACATAAGACAGCGAGAGGGGCGATGATAGTGGACCACGATTTCTTTTTCGTGCTTGCCACCATCGACATTGAATGAGAGCCAAAGTTCAACCCAGTCAAGTAGGTTAGGCCAGACCGATTTACGCCCCTCAAGGGCCTCCTGCGATTGCACGAACTTTCTCTCGACGCCAGTAGCAGTCTGTGAAGACGTTGCTACCCACGCCTTGATCTTTTCCCAGGTACCTGGGCGGAAAAGGCCACTTTGCTCGTGGCATAGAACTGTGTACGGAGATTCTGCGTGTTCCTCACCACACCAAGGGGCCGTCTGGGGATCGGTGGCTGAGAATGGCATCAAGAAGCGACCAACAGCGACAGCATCCATCACAGCACCGTCGCGTATCACAATCGGAATCTCTTGTTCTACACCTCCGATCATGCGGATCGCAGTCTTAACGATCTTCTCGTAACCAACCTTACCGATCCCTGTTCCGAATTTCTCAATTTCAAGAACAGAGGAGTCGAGCTTCCGACGGATTTTCATTTCGCGGAGCAGTTCCTGATCTAAGAAGCGCTCCACAGGGCGCGCGTAGTCCTCCCAAGTACTTGAGCGTGCTGTCGCTGATACCAGCTGGTTGAGAGCGAACAAGGTTGTCATAGTGCGTGCATGGACAGCTTCCACCGCGACAGCAGTTAGCGGGATCACGAGAGTTGACGCCCCCGTAAAAGGGAACGTCGCCCGCTTGGTAGTCGGTTCTGCCCAATAGTCTCTCTGCCAGGACAGAAGCCTGTCCATCCATACATTACGCTCCATGTAATGATTCAGCAGGTCCGTCTCGATGTAAGACACGAGGCGAAGCTCTGTATCAGCGTCAAGAACCAGCTCTCTCGGGTACTCAGCCATCAGAAAACCTCTCCCTTACGCTGGAATGGAGCCTGGCGGAGGGTTCCCGAACAGTTGCTCGAAGATCGGGCGAACATCCTTGACCTTGATCGTCACCTTGAAGACCAAAATGGTTTTCTTGACGATGGTGTCGCCGCTGTGCTTGAAATACCACTCCCAAAAGATGGCTGAGAGTGCCACTTTTTGCATCGCGGTGAGTTCTGGCAGCGCTTTTGACTCCTGAAGCATTCCCATTTGTCACTTTCCTCTCTTTATACCAGGTCAATGGCCGAGTAACCCGTTTCAGCATCGTGCTGAGCAAAGAATTCCTCTTCTTTTTGCTGAAAACGCTGGAACTTACCTCTCGAAAGACCAGGCATCCACACTTCTGGACCATATCCAAGAGCATCGAGCATGTGAATCTTGCGATTTGCTCCAAAAGTATCGAACTCTCTGATCATTTCGGCCGTATCGTCACCAAACTGCTTGGAACTGTCAACGATTCCACCCTGCATCTTCTCAGGATTGGCGGCAAAATGAAGCAGACCAGCGCTCCAGTAGTTCTGTGTAGCTCTAACACGAGCAGGCTTCGAGAGAGTCTTACCTCCAACGATCGGTCCAACGGGTACGATGTTGAAATACTGTCTTCTCCACAGCATCTCCCGCTCGAACCAGACCTTGAACAGACCAGAAAACAACACTTCCTCAATTGCCATCAAGCGAGGCTGCCACCTAGCGACCAACTTGAATGTGTTGTCGCACGCTTCAGGAGGCTTCCACTCCCTCTCCAAGCAGTTAAGGATGAAAACTCTGTTGAGCTGATCCGACCCGGTGACCACAAGACCACCAAGTCCAGACATTGCCGGGTCATAGAGAATACAAACATCCAGATCACGGACATTGATTCTTGTCTGAACCTTTCCAGAAAAGACAATCAGCTGGTTGTAGCCAACCCAGTGATAGTATCTCTTCCAACTTTTGTCGAATTCAGTCGCACCCTCCTCGGGATCGTTGGCATACTGCGCACTGAATACCTTACGATTCTTCCGAAGAATGGTGAGATTCTTCTCTGTAAATCCACCTTCTGGAAATATCGGAGCTTTCTCTGGTATTCCACCAGGTAGAACCTTTCCTGTAAGCTCCTCAACTCCCCGAATGTACTTAAGAATTTCTTCGCCGTAACGATCGTGAACGTGTGAATACAGATCATCGAACGCCCAGCGAGTGCCGATCAGGTCGAAGTGGTCAATTCCGAAATCCGAGAAGAAGGCCTGAATGTTATCGAACCATTCCTTTGCGGCCATCATGATCGTATCGGAATCACGAGCCTTGTCACCAATCAAGTCGTCAAACTTGATATAATTATAGTGACGGCCTTGCGACTTTCCACCTACACCCATCGTGTCGATTGTCGGCTCCGGCCAGGTTTGCATCCTGGGAAGCTCAAGTTCGTGACGATTGATGCGGTGTCTTCTTGGAGACGGAACGCACTCTGGGAACAATCCCATGAGTAACGCGTTCGTCAGAAAATGTCCGGTGATCGCAAATAAGAAATTCGACGCTTGCCCATCAGTCTCATGGCAGATCAGAAGTCTGCAGTCTGTGCCTAGGTTCCGAGGCCAAGGTTGATTCGAGAGAACGTCTGGAAGGACGATCTGAATCGAGTCGCCAATCGTGCAAATAGTAGACTTAAAGTGACCGCGAGGCAAAAGGATCTCGCGAAAGCGCCATTCCGAATTTCTCTCCATCCAGCTGCAGAGATGACCATGTAGTCTGGGCGAAAGCCGGTCGTAGCCAAGGACCGCCGTATTGAGCCAGAACAGATCATTCTTAGCACGCTGTCGCCAATGATTCCAGGTTTCAGTATCCAGCTCGCGAAACTTCTTCTCGACCCGTTTCTGGACCTCTGTGTGGGTCTCTTCTGAAGTAAGCCTCTGCCACTCTTCATCCGAGTAAACCCCCTCGAACTCGAAGTTACGGAGCTGGAACGTCATCGTCTTCGCCTATGACAATCTCGCCCGGCGCAGGATTCAGACGCTTCGCTTCGTCAGCGAGCGCGGTGCCTTTGATGAGCTTGTCGAACTGTTGCTCGGAGACGATCAGGGCGCGATTGATGTGTGTACCACCATCTTCAGGCTGAATCTTCCTAGTTCCTTTCAACAGTGTGATCGCCCGGTCGAAGAGGCCAAGAGGATTCTTTTCAGCAAGTACATCGTTGTTGATTACATCCTCAACACGCTGCATCGCCTTGAGAGTGACAGTCTCGAGACGCTGCTCGATCGTCTGCTGCGCCTTGCCGTTGATACGAGCAATGACCAGCTTGCGAACG